TGACGGCAAGAACTTTGCTTTGTGTGGTAAAACAGTTGGTGGGTTAAGACGTAATGTGCTAGGTCCATTAAAACAAATGCTAAAATCTACAGGCTATATTATAGAAGATTCAAGAATGGACGGGTGTTTTTGTATAGGAGCTATAGACAAAGAAACTAAAAAGAAAACAACTAATTATTATTATATATTCGGTGGAAAAGATGAGAGTTCACAAGATTTAATTCAAGGTATTACTTTAGCAGGAGTATTCTTTGATGAAGTTGCATTGATGCCGGAATCATTTGTTAACCAAGCAACAGCTAGATGTTCAGTTGAAGGTGCAAAGTTTTGGTTTTCATGTAACCCGAACTCACCGTTCCATTGGTTCAAGAAGGAATGGATTAATAAAGTTACTGAGCATAAAGTGTTGTATTTGCATTTTACTATGGACGATAACCCATCATTGAGCGAAGATGTAAAGAATAGGTATAAAACATTATATACTGGAGTATTCTATAAGCGATATATATTAGGACTATGGGTAGCCGCTGATGGCATAGTTTACCCAATGTTTGACCCAGACATACATGCTATTGAGGTAAAAAGAAACTGGACTAGAATATTTGTAGCAGGAGACTTTGGTATTCAGAATGCTACTACATTTGGCATATTTGGATATTATGCACCTGAAAGACGTTATCATCAAATAGCGAGTTATTATCATTCAGGTAGAGATGACGGTCAGAAAACTACTAAAGAATATGCAGATGATTTAAAACAATTTTTAGCTGATAATTTAGTAATGCCAGAATATATTACACTTGACCCTTCAGCTGCTCCGATGATAGTAGAATTAAGAAAAGACCCATATTTTGCACGACATGGAATTGATATATTACCTGCTAAAAATAGAGTAGACTTAGGTATTCAAGTTGTATCATTTCTACTCAATGAGAGAAAATTTACATTAGACCCAAGCTGTATAAAAGATATTGAAGAATTTACAACTTATGCTTGGGATAGTGACAAACTGGATAAAGGCGTAGAGGAAGTTATCAAAATTGATGACCACGCCATGGATAAGATTAGATATGCAATAATGACAGACTCCATATTAAATGGAACACTTGATAAAGAAATTGCAATATTAGAAAAGGAAGGAGAATATTAATGAACGAACAAGATTTTTTAAATTGGTGTAAAGAGGAAATTGTAAAATATACTAATAATCATTTAGATAAATCAGATAACAAACAAATAACAAAAGATGATGTATTTATGGTTTGGTGTTGTAAAATACTACAAAATAACAAAGCATTGTTAAGTACAACTTTATTCGATGGAATGTACTATGAATGTACATACCATGGCGATAAAAAAGAAATGTACATAGATGCTTATAAGAAATGGGAAAATAAAAAGATTGTGAGGGGATAATATGAGAATACATAAAAATTGTGTAAGTTCTGAAACTATAAAGAGTAAGTGTAATGGTAAAAGAATTTTGTATCTTCAATCTTTAGGGTATTACCCATGGATACTAGATGAAAACGATAAAGAAATAGGTAGGATAATACCACTTGATGGGAAAATGTATTTGGGCGATGATGTTATTATAGAAAAGATTGAAATATACAATAATAAAAAGTTGAGTAAAGAATTAACAGAAAAACATAAATTTAAAATTCTAATATTTGGTTTTGATGTAGACCAATGGAATTAAGAGATAATTGGTGCTGTAGCACTAATAAATTGATTTTAAGAAAGGAGCACGTTAATGAGTGATTATAAAGATTTTAAAAATAGTCTTCTAGGTCTATTTGCTAATGATTTAGAATTCAGAAAAGAGTTGCCAGAGGTTCAAGCCTATTATGAATTTTATGAAGGTCGTAGATGGACAGCAGAGGAAGACTATGAGTCTACAAGAGGTCAATTATGGGGAGTTAGAGTAGGTGACTACACACCTACAAGAGAAATAAGAAATTTAACTAAAAAATTATTAAACAAACAAGGTAGATTTATGACTTCAGTTCCACCCACACTTGTATTGAGTAGTTATGATGACAATGTTAATAGAGACTCAATAGACACTAAAAGAGCTTGTATAGAACATATGCTAAGAGACACGAAGTTTTGGAATAAATTCGGAAAAGCATTTATGGATTGCACAATAGGAAAAAGAGTATTGTTATGTATGCTTGCTGATGTAGACCAATTAGGCGTACCTACTGGAGAAATAAAATTTAGATTTTACACAATGCCGGAATTTATATATGAATATGATGAAAATGATGTTGATGTACTTAGAAAAGTAGAAATAGCTTATCAAGATAAATCGACAATAGGTAAAATACAAAGAGACCAACGTTGGCATAAATGGACTTATGAAATGAGAGACGATGGCTACTGTTGGGCGACATATAAAATAGTCGACGGAGCAAATATAACTGCTTTTACAACTGTTACAAATAATGTTAGTGATAATGAAGACGATGACACAATACAAGCAGTTGAACTAAAGCAAGAATGGAATACTGGACTAGAGGAATTACCATGTAAAGTAATATTAAATGATGGGTTAACTGGAGATATTAGAGGTCATAGTGATGTTAAAGACCTAATGGACATGGCAATGGACTACAATAAAACAATGTCTGATTATCGAGACGCATTGAGATTTAAGATGTTTGAACAACCTGTATTTACAGACGTAAAATCAAGTTCATTAAAAAATATAAAAATAGCACCAAATAAAATTATAGACCTAAAATCTGACCCAACATTAGGAGACGGTACTGGAAGTAATTCAGTTGCTAAATTCGGTACACTATCTAGTACATTTAGTTTCCAAGCAGCAGCTGATAGTTATTTAACACAACTTAAAAAAGATATGTACGAATTAATGGAACAACCTATGCCAGAGGCATTACTTAATATACCTAGTGCTAAAGCATTGAAAATGGTTTATTATGACTTAATAACTAGATGTGAAGAAAAATGGAGAACATGGGACGAAGTATTAATATGGGTAGTCCATATGTTCGAAGTATATGCAGGTTTTGGGTTATTCAAGGAAGTATTAGGAAGTGAAACATTAACTTTAGAAACTACTACTGCATGGACTCATAATTACCCAATACCAGATGATGATGAATCTGTAAGAACTATAGCTATACAAGAAGTAGAAGCTAATGTGCGTTCTCATAAATCATATATTGAAGAATATGGCAATTCTGAAGACGCAGATGCAGAATTTGAACGCATCATGGAAGAACAAGAACAAATACAAAATATGCAAAACATGATGATGGGTGGATTTGAACCTAATAGTAATACTCAAGAAGGCGAAGAAAATAACGAAGGTGAAGAAAATGACAAAAATAATAAAGGAGAAGACAGTAACAAAAACAGTCAAAAATAGTATATAATACTTGCCAGTAAATTTTAAGGAGGTATTAGAAATGAGCAGACTAGAGAGAGAAAAAATGCATCACCAAATCGAGGTGGTATGCGATAATTGTGCTACAAAATTAAAAGTTATGACAAAGGAGTTATATTATGATAGTAAAACAAAATTAAGAGTTGAAGGGTTTGAATGTAAACATTGCGGAGCAGTATATGTTACAGTAATATCAGACAATAAACTCAGAGCTATGATAAACAGACTTCAAGAAAAACAAGCGGAGTTACAACGAGCAGTTAAATCTCAAGGTAATGACTATCAATACTACGACATGAATAATAGAAGTATTCCACAAGATGTAGTAAAGAGATGGCAAACTAAAATTGTCAAACTTAAAAAAGAAGTGGACTCAATGATAAGTGAAAATAAAAGTTATGAGCTATTACTAAGAGAAAAATATTTATTGAAGGAGGGAAAAGTGAGAGACTATGTCTACTCTAGAACAAAATGAATGAGTATTTATTAGTTATGGATAGAGCGGCAAAGAGAATAGCGAGAGATGCCTCAAAAACACAAGAACAAGACATTATGCGAGCTTATACAATAGCTTTTGATGATGCCTTTTCAGATTATTTAAAACAACTAGAGAAGGGAAAAACCCCTTCTCAACCTAATTTGACACAATGTAAATTAGCTTATATTAATCAACTTTACTCAACTTTACAGAAACAGTCTTTAATATGTAATGAAGAAATACCTAAAAAAATTTTAAATCAATATGCTAAAGTAATGAAGGATATAACAAACAATAAAGATGTTATAGATAAAATAAATAAAAATGTCGATGTTACATCACGAAATATTGTGGAACAAATGATAAAAGGCGAAGTATATAAAGACGGAGTAGGTTTAGACAGTAGACTATGGAGTGCTACAAGTGCGTCTGGTCGTAAAATTGAAGATGTAATTATAAGTTGTTTAGCTAGAGGTATTAGTTCAGCAGAAGCATCAAAAATAATTTCTCAATTTGCTAAAAGCGGACATCATACATGGGATAAAAATAAAATACGAGAAAAGTTAGGAGATAAATATGCTAACAAATATGGAACTGGCGGACTTGACTATGAAGCATTAAGATTAATGAGAACAACCAATACACATATGGCACAATTAACGGTTATGAATTCCGATACGGTTAACCCATATAATAAATTTGTTAAATATCATACTGGACATGCCGGCAGTAGAACCTGTTCTATATGTAGAGACAGAGATGGCAAAATATATCCAATTCATGATGCTCCTTTAGACCACCCTAATGGACTATGCTGGTTATCGCCTGTGATGAGTAAAGACGGCAAAACAGAACTATCATTAGCTGACATGGTCGACGATATGAATGATTATTTTGATGGCAAACCTAATAGTGGAGTTATGACACAATGGCTTGGTAAATCTTATCCAAGGAGAGTTGAACCTAAACCTCAACCTAAACCTCAACAACCTACCGAACCTCCTAAACCTACAATACCTAAAGGACATTTATATACTGAAGAACAAAGAGAACAGAAATATCAAGAATTAGAAACACATTTATTCGACGGAATATCAAGTATGTTAGAAACTGAACTTGTCAATAATAAAAATAAAGACAACATGATTAAGCCGTATGCAAAAACAACTGTAAAAGGCATTATAGGTAATTTGAGAAAATATCCAGCTTCTATTCAAGATTTATATTTGCATACATTAAAAGATTTAAAAATGAATTATACACCTGACGGAGCATTTTATAGTCCTATGACAGACTCAATTCATTTCTCAGTCAAGAAAACAAATAATGATAATAGAGGACCGTATGGAACTGTATTTCATGAATGGGGTCATATGATAGATTGGCATATTTATTCAGAAACAGGAAGTACGGTAACTAATAGTGTGAAGGAGGAAATGTATAAAATATTAAAACAAGATGTAGAGGATAGAATTAAATATCAGCAAAAGAACTCAAGAGTAAAGATAAATAAAGCAGAAGCAAAGAAATTAGTTACTAGCGAATTGAATGGTGCAACTGATGCTATAGCAGGTGTGTCTGATATATACGGAGGTGTAACAGGTAATGCTGTTGTAGGACATTGGGGTCATGCCAAAAGTTATTGGACTAGAAGGGATAAAAAAGGCGAAGTATGTTCAGAAGCTTGGGCAGATATATTACAGAGTTATGGTATACCTAATCAAGCTAAATATATTGAAAAATACATGCCAGGTGGTAAAGCATTTGTAGAGAAGACAGTTGAAGAAATAATTGAAAAAATTAAAAGAGGTGAAATAAAATGAGAAAACAAACTGAGGAAAAATTAGAACAATATGCACAAAACTTTGACGACATATTTCCATTAATGCAATATAGTTTTACGGAACAAGAAATAGTGAACATAATAAATAAATGTATTATAAATAATAAGCCGGTAGAATATTATTATCCACTTGATGACGATGTTCTATATTAATTATTGTAGCTAGGTACTAAATAGTATCTAGCTATTTTTATGTTTAGTTAACAAACTTAGGTATTTAATATATAATATAACTAGTAGTGAACCTGGGTCACTTAAAATTCCCTTGTATTGTGTTATATAGTTACTTTTCTCTATTCAAAAGAATCGTATAAGGAGGTATTAGAAAATGAGTAAAGATATTAAAGATTTCTTGCAAGGAGTAGACAACGCAGATGCCGTTGCCAAAATTATATCTGATAACTTAAAAGATGCAAAATGTAAGTTATTCATAGACGACGGTGATAAAAATATATTTGTACCTAAATCTAGATTAGATGCAAAAATTGGAGAACTCAATACCGCAACTCAAACAATAACAACATTAAATGCATCAATAAAAACTCTTGAAGCTCAGGTCAAAGATGATGATAAAGCTAAAGAAACAATTCAAAGTCTACAAACAGACTTAGATAATTATAAGAAAGCATTAAAAGATAGTCAAATAGATAGCGCATTACAATTGTGCGCAGTAGAAAATAAAGCTCATGATGCTAAAGACCTAAAAGGCTTTTTAGACATGGGTAAAATCTCAATTGGAGAAAATGGAGAGGTAATAGGTATTAAAGAACAAGTTGAAAACTTGAAAAAAGAAAAAGCATACCTATTTGAAGCTAGTGAACCCGAACCTCAACAACAAAATGGAAAAAATCCATTCAATGGTACAGGCGTGCCAGGTAAACAAGCTAGTGGCTTTGTATTCAATTCACAAACAGCACAACCTGGAGATTTCGGCAAAATGCTAGCACATCAAAATGGAGTACCGAAGGCAGAAGAAGGTCAAAAAATAGGACCTGAGTATTTCTTCGGTGATAATTAGTAAATTAATTAAGGAGGAATAAAAATGCCAAAATTACAAACTAGACAATATTTAGCGCCAGAACCTCAATTCTTAGCATTTCCAGACCATTATGTTAATATACCTGGAAAAATAGAATTTGCAGAACTTGAAAAATTATTAAATACATTACAACCAAATGAAGAAGCAAAAATGAAAAATGTATATAGTAATGAAGTATTACCAAGAGGGTTAGTAGTTCATATAGACGGAGATGGAAAAGTAACTGCACCAGTAGCACGTTCAGAAACAGCTGATGCAGTAAAACCTAATGCAGTATTATTTGATACTATAGAAATCTACAAACATGATGAGGCTACTGATACACAAGTAAATGCTGCAATATTAGTACATGGTTTTGTAAGAGCAGATAGACTAATGGGTAAAGAAAAAGCAAATTTAGACAACGGCATGATATATGTCGTGAATAAATAATAAGGAGGGAATTTAAATGCCAGTAATAAAAAATTTATTCGATTATATAAATGCAACTGACATAGCTGCTTATGTTACAGAAAAACCTGAAAATAAAGTCCCTTATTTTGCAGAAACATTATTCCCAGCTCAAAGACAACTGGGTACAGATATATCTTGGCTAAAAGGAGCTAATGGTTTACCAGTAGCAATACAACCTAGTGAATATGATGTTAAAGCAAGATTAAGAGAAAAAACTGGATTTGAAGGCGTAGCAACTGAAATGGCATTCTTCAGAGAAGCTACAAGAATAGGTGAAAAAGATAGACAGCAATTAAATATGTTATTGAACAACCCAGAACAACAAATGGCAATGCCAATAATAAGAAACATATTTGACGAAGTTTCTAGATTAGTAGAAGGTGTTAGAGTACAAGGCGAGTACATGAGATGTCAATTACTAACAAGTGGTAAAATAGACGTAACTTCTGCTGACGGTAGAGTTAAATATGTATATGACTATGGACAACAAAATTTATTCAAATGTAAAAAAGGTCAAGCAGCTTGGGGTGACCCTGTAAGAGACATAATTGCTTGGTGTGATTATATGGAAACATTAAGAGGTATTAGACCAACTAGACTTGTTATGAATAGAAACACATTCTTAAATATGGTGCGTTCTCCTAAAGTTCACAAAATGATGTACCCAGATGACTCTGCTTTGAATTATTTTGTATCAGATGCTCAAGCAAAATCATTTATAGAAACAACTACAGGTTGCACTATATTCGTATACACTAAGAAGATAACGACATTATCACATGATACAGGTATAGCAACTGGAACTCCAGTAAATCTAATACCTGACGGTAAAGTTGTAATATTACCACCTAGAGCTTCATTAGGTTCTACTTGGTATGGTACAACACCTGAAGAAAGTGACCTTATGACAGGTTCTGATGCTCAGGTGTCAATAGTTAACAACGGAACTGCAATAACTACTTATAAAGAAAGACATCCGGTTCAAGTTGTAACAGTTGTTTCAAGCGTCATGATACCAAGTTTTGAAACAATAGACGATTGCGCAGTAGCTGATGTTACAGCTGTATCAACTGATGCTACTACAGAAATAAAATAGTTTGCTCATTTTTAATATACATGCCGAGGGAGGGAATGAGGTTGCCATTAATTCCCTTGGCTTTTATAATATTTGGAGGTGAGTAAATGGCATTAAATGTAGAAGTAATAAAAACTATGTTAATGGAAGATAGTAACCCAATGCTAACAGAAGCACAACTACAAATGTTAGCAAGTACTTATGATAATATTAATGAAGCTTGTTATTATGGGTGCTTAATGAAAGCATCTTCTGAAAATATAACAATAGGCCCAATATCTATTGAGAGTAATACAAATGATTTTTGGTTAAAAATGGCTGATGGATTTTATAGAAAATTTATGAGAGAACAAAATGAAGAAGGCTTGACAGGTTTATCAATGAGGCGTTCAGATGAGTTATAATTATAAAAAACTGCTACCTAAAATCCAAGCCACTATTGAAAAATATGGAGTAGAACTTGATGTATATAGAGATACTTATGAAAGCGAAGTAGGTGTTCAAACATATAAAAATACTTCATTAGTAGCAACAATAAAAGGTGTATTAGATAACTCTAAAAGTTCAAATTCTAGTGTACAACAAGAACAACAATTTCATCAATATTCTATTAATGGCACTTTATATTATGCATATTTTCAAGACCCAAGCTATACAATAGAACCTGGCGACTATGTGATTATAAATAATATAAAGTATATATTAGATATGCCAGTTGATATATTAGAAGTAGGTTTGTTATATCAAGTGTCAGT